AAAGTATCTGCCTCTACGTTAACAATGCGAAACAAAGGCATGAACACTGGCGCATATTCTGCTAAAAATTATCAATTTAGAGGCTAAAGATGGCACAAACAACTAACTACAATTTTGAGCTTCCTACCGTTGGGTCAGATAATGACAATTGGGGGCAGAAGCTAAACGACAACTGGGAAGCAACTGATGCTTTATTTAGTGGCACTACACCTGTAGCAGGCATCGATATTAATGGGGGCACGATTGATAATGCTGTTATTGGTGCTGCTATTGCAGCGGCAGGTTCGTTTACTACCATATCTGCTTCAGGCGATATAACGGGCAATGTCATAGGCGATATTAAAGCTACAGATGGCACAGTAGTTTTAAACAATGGCACAGATGGCTCAGATGCTACGTTTACTGGTGCTGTAACAGGCAATGCTACAACTGCTACTACAACGGCAACGCCAAGAGCATTTAGCGTATCAGGTGATGTAACTACCTCAGCTGGTGTAGACTTTGACGGTTCAGCGGCTGTAGATTTAGATGTAACCATTTCGAATGCTTTGTGGGACAAGATATATCCTGTAGGTAGTATTTACACTACAACAGATGGCTCATTTAACCCAAACGATGTTTTCAACGGAACATGGTCAACATATGGAGCAGGTAGGGTTTTAGTTGGTCTGAATACAAACGACACCGACTTTAACGCTATGGGCAAAACAGATGGTGAGAAAACACACACGTTAACTGTCAGTGAAATGCCAGCACACACGCATAAAGAAAACACTGTGCCTGAAAGGACCGATATGTTTGTAGATAGTAGTCTCGCAGTTACAGTGCCAAGCACTAGGTCTAGTGATGTTGATAGCTCCAAGACAACAGGTACAACTACATTTAGCACAGGTGGCAGTCAGGCACACAACAACTTGCAGCCATATGTTGTTGTAAGACGCTGGCGCAGAACAGCTTAATTAACTAAAAGGAAAATTCAATGTCAAATCCATTTAAAGGCGCACCACCTCAGCTACACGGCATGGTGTACGATATGATTCCAGTAACTCCGCGCGATGACCAAGACAATGTAGGCGATGGCAACATAGCTGTTGGCTTGTATATTACAACAGCAGGCGATGTTAGCTTTCAGAATATGGATGGCACTGTAAGAACTGTTACTGTCCCGTCTGCATTCTACCTTGTTTGCTCAGTTAAAAGAGTAATGAGTACAGGTACAGACGCAACAGGTATTCACGCACTAGTGGTGTAATTATGTTAAGTATTGGGATTAACAGGCAGGCTACGTTTAATGCTGGCGGAGCACTTGCTCCTCGCATACAGGATATGTTTGGTGGCGGCCATAAGGGGCTATATTTAGATGTGTCAGACAGCTCGACAGTGTTTGGTAGCGGTGGTAGCACGCCATCTTACGGGGGGCTTGTCTCTAGCGTTAACGACAAATCTGGCAATAGCAACAATGTAACTTTTTCTGGTAAACCTCGATACGGAAGACATCCTACGTCAGGTCTGAGAAATTTGATCAATGACAGCGATAACTTTGTAGGTACATCTGGCCAATCCCCTAATTTTCGCGGATGGCAACCCTTTGCAGGATCAACTCAGCTAACGACAAGCTCGGCTGAAACTTCGCCTGAAACAAATGCTACAGTATGTAGGGTGTTTTACGATGACGATGGCGGTTTCATTTCCGCTGTTCCCTATGGCGTAAATGCCCATTTAAGAGACGCTGGCACGTATACAGCTAGTGTTTATTATAAAACTAATGGTACTGGCACAAAGCCAACTGTTGATCTTCTAGTGGCATTTGCTAACGTGATAGCAACATTTGACGTATCAGCAGGAACGGTCGCGTTAAGTGGCTCTACAGCAAAACATCATTCAAGCAGTGTAACAAATGCTGGTAATGGCTGGTACTTATGCAAACTAAGCGTAGATTGCGTTGCGGCAGATAGCATTTCATCGCCAGCTTTTATAGGCGTAGATGCTAGCGGAAGCTATGCTGACTTTGCTACTCATACAAGTGAATTTTTTATATCAGCCCCGCAGCTAGAGCTGGGCACAGCTCGCACAGCATTTCAAGAAACAGCTACGCACTACGATGTGTCGCAGGAAGGACAAGATCAAGTGTATTATTTGTCATTTGAGGGGGCTGAATACGCAAGAATAGCTGATATGGGGGCTTTTGCTTCAAATGTCAGTGTGATGGTAGGCGCAACTTGTTTAACTGGTACGCCTAAACAAAGCATAGTACATTTCGGAGATGATACCTCATTCGGTATGCACGTACACGTAGATGCAAGTGAAATTAAAAACACCGCAAAAGGTAATAATAGTGGTGCAATTACTGTTGAAACTTCAGATGTTGGCGGGCAAATTACATTTCCTTTAAAATCTGCTATTTTTGCAGAAACCCAGCTAGCTGGATCAAGTACCACTATAACATTAGGCTCGCAAGGGCACGATGGTACAAGCAGCAGTGGCTTAGGTGGCGGCAATTTAAACGCACAACCATTACAGATAGGCGCAAGCAATACTGACAGCACGGCTGATACGTTTTTAAAAGGTCGCCTATATCAACTTGTTGTGATCAGCAAGATTCCCACAGCGGAAGAAAAGACAACGGCATCTACTATCATAGACGCAAAGGTAGGGGTATAAAAATATGTACCAAGTTATAATAGTGTCAAGTCAGGCAGATGCTAATGCGTGCCTAGATACTGTGCGAGAAGCGCAAGGACTTACGCAGATGGCAGGACACGATTGGTTTGCCGTAAATGCGTCAGACGGCTCTAACACCTATGCTGTAAATAAATATCCACTGTTACATACTGACTTACTGCCGCTGCAAAATAGTAACTTAGTCTATCATTCTGGGTATTATGACACTCTTGACGCTGCTTTAGTTGAGGCTAAATTAACGCGGGTATAATCATGCACAAGATAACAGGAAATACAATGACCGAAGAATCTAAACAAGCAATTGATGTGTTTGCTGCATCAACAGGCGTGATGTCTGTAGCTGCATGGTTGCCACCATTAGCAAGTATATTTACTATTATCTGGCTAGGTATAAGAATATATGAGTCAGAGACGGTGCAGAAGCTGTTAAAGTGAGAAAGGCTTGGTTAGGTTTATTATTGTTTGGCGTTATGGCTAATGCTCAGAATAATCAAGAGGGCAGCCTAAACACTAGCGCCATTGACAGTACGGTCAGTAGTAATAACGTAAGTGAAGACCACAGCGTCAGCAATACGTATCAAGGTGCTGGCAGCTCGTCTGAAATACCAGTAGGTAGTGCGATCAGTCCAAGCTACATGAGTAGTGGGTCAGATACGTGCCTACAAGGCATTGGCGGCTCGTTACAGACAGTTGCTGTTGGCTTTTCATCTGGTAAGTACGTTGTCGATAAAGAGTGCCAAAGAATAAAAGACGCAAAGATGTTGGCTGACTTAAACCTAAAGGTTGCTAGTGTGTCGCGCTTGTGTCAATCACCGTTAGTTTATAGGGCTATGCTGACAGCTGGTAGTCCGTGTCCGTTAATATTGAATGGCAAGTTAATAGCAGGTAGAAAGGGGTTGTTAGTTATAAAGCAGCAGCCAGAACTATATATTCCAGATTACACGGAACATAAAGACTGGTACAACGGGGTGTTGGGAATTGGCAAAAAGGTGGAAGACAATGTTGAAGAGGATTATATTTCTATTAGCGATAAGTACCGCAGCTCAAAGCAGTGAGCATGAAAACCTGCTCAACTCTAGCGGAGACATCGTTGGTCAAATAGACCGTGCTATTAAGTTAGCTGGCGCTGGCTTGGAGTACGCACATCAGGGTGTTGGCATTAGTGATGGCACATTGTCTAGTACAGCGCACATTAGTACAGAAATGCTAGACGCTTACAATACGGCTTTATCAAACTACGCTAACAATTACTCGCCACATGGCGACATCAGGCAAGTGCTTGAGCAGAAGGCTGAAGAGCATCTGAACATCATGCACGACAGTGTAGATCAGTTTACTGAAGTGGTTGTATCTATGAGTACCGCTATACAGGTAAACGAAAAAGTCGCAGAAGCCGTCACTCCTAATGACAAAGCAGAGGTTCAAGAGTTTGTGCAGGCTAACCAAGATATGCTTGTAATCACCGAGCAGCAGACAGAAGAATTTAACCAAGCAACTGACGATATAGAGACAAATGCTAATGCGGCAGCAGTGTACCTAGCCGTAGCTGCAAGCGATGCGGCTACCTACCTGCAAGATAGTATCGAAGACAATAACACTACAGCAGATGATGTTAATATATTCTATGACGCTAACGCGCAATGGGTGTCAATGGGCTATAACACGACACGCAACCTGACCGTAGTTATGCTGGCAGGCAACAATGACTTCGGGTTAGACCTATACGCATCTGAGGCAGATATACTGGCGTTAGGTGCTGAATCAGAGTTTTATCGCACATCGCCTGTAGCACAGGGCTATGATTGTTTCTTTAATATGGATTGCGAATGAGTTTAGCAGATACAGAACTATCAATTGGTGGCGTTAAGCTCAAAGGTATCTACATTGCCGTGGTGTTTTCGCTTGCAACAACGATTGGCTCATTTATCTGGGCTGCCAGCAGCTTATACGGCAGACTAGAGACAGTAGAAGCTGTAACCGTTCCTGATGTTGCTCCTATTGAGGAAGAAATTAAGCTAATACAGCAACAATTACAAGATAACGATATAAGCCAGTTAAGCGCTAAATTAGCTACTTTAGGAACAACCCTATTAGGCATGGCAGAAAGCCAAAAAAACCTCTTAGAATTGCAATCAGACGTATCTGAGCTATCTAAAGAGATAGAAGGCATGAAATCAGTAGTTAAGCAGGCAGAATTGGTGTCCGAGTCGATGACAGAGCTTAAAGATGAGTATAAGGTTATCGAGAGAGAAATTTCTGACCTCTGGATGGGGTTAGACCATGTTAGTGACCCTTTAAGGTAATAGATTATGTGGCAGAGCTTAATATCACCAATAGCTAACTTAGCTGGCGGTTACATGAAGAACAAGGCTGAAGAAAAGCAAGCTAAGCATAAAGCTAAGATGAGCATGATTGAGAATGATGCTGACTGGGAAGCTAAAATGGCTGAGGCTTCAAAAGATTCATGGAAAGACGAGTATTTCACAATTGCCTTGTCATCGCCCCTCATTTTTATAGGATATGCTGTAGGTGTGGATGACCCAACAATCATTGCTAGAGTAGAAGAGGGTTTTGCAGCTTTATCGCGGTTACCTGAGTGGTATCAGTATTTATTGTTTATTGCGGTCAGCAGCAGCTTTGGTATCAAGGGCGCTGATAAGTTAATGAGTCTAAGGAAGAAGTAATGCCATTTATTAAGCTAGATATTCCAGCAGGTGTTGTAAGTCACGGTGCAGACAGTGAGTCAGCTGGTCGCTGGCGTGATGTTAATTTTGTTAGGTGGGAAAATGGCTCGTTGCGATCTATTGGCGGCTGGGTGGCAAAAGAAAACAGAGATGTTACTGATGGCACTTTAGATTCCATTGTGCAGTTAAAGGTTACTGCGGCAGCCGCACAGGCTTACAGTAGTAGTGCTACCGAGATAGAGCTTGATAGCGCTGCATTAGTGGAAGTTGGCTTTGCTGTATCTGGCGCAGGCATCAGATCAAACACAACAGTCATTGGTATAACAGGCAACGTAATAGAGCTGTCAAACACTCTAAACACTGGGGGAATTTCTGCTGGCGCGACATTGACGTTCACAAACTTAAAGCCAAGAAGTGTTGCCGCTAGGCGTAC